GGGTATAGGTATGTGGATAAAGTTGTAAGTGATTGATTTTGTTTGTTTAAAAATGGGTTGGATTATTTTAAAAATCTGTGGATAAGTCTTGACAAACACGCTTATTGTTGGTATCTAGCACATTATGCAACGATATTTAACGCTCTCCGACATCGCTAAACTGCATAAAAAAAGTGTAAATCATTTGCACTCTATCGCCTCACGCTTAAAAATCAAACCGACTCACAGTATTAAAACAAAGTGCAAGGGGTTTGGTTATGACTCAAGCGCAAGTTATGGTTCGGCTACTATTATTAAAAATCTGTATGATTCACTTGTTTTTGATAATTATTTTGCAAGCGCTAAAACGCGGAGTGTAAAATAATGAGACAGCACGACGACATCACAACACAAGATTTTATTGCTGAGTTTAAACGCGCTATAGACAACGACAACGTCATATCAGTAGAGCAAGTATGCACAGCGTTAAAGTGTGGTGTTACTACATTCTACGAAAGAAGAGAGCGTTTAGAGCGCGATGCAAAGCGTTTGAGAGATTTTGAAAAGTACGGTGACAAAGCAAAGTTTGTTATTGCTCCCGACAAGATTGATCACTACAAACAACGTCGAGATGACTTTTATGCGCTTGACTTTGTTTACTCCCAATTTCTCACTGTTAAAAAATCCAAGTTTCACGCATCACTTCCAGCATTTTACTTTTCAGAAAAAGATAGGCGCGTGAATGAAAAGGTGCTTGAAATGCAGCGCGAGATTGTCAACGGTCGCTGCACTCGTTTAGCTAAAATTAGAGATGTTAGCGATGAGCTGGAAAGCATGGAGATTGTGCAAAACCTTGTTAGTGAGTCGTCACTGACGTTTGAGCAGTCAAAATACGCTTCTGATTTTTTGTTAAAGAAAGCGCAAATTAGAGATTTTACACGCACCAAAAAACTGCTAGATAGCTTGGCGGTGTTGTTGGTTGAGAAAGGCGTTATGTCGCAAGATGAAGCTGAGAAGATTATTGAGTCTCAAACGTCTGTAAGTGCTACGAGCAAAAAATAAATGACATCAAGCGCAGTTAAAATAGCGTCTATTCTCAAAAGCGTGAACAAGCATTCATCACGCAACACTTTATCTGTCAATATTGATTTAGATAATTTCACCTTTCAAATTTTCAATAAGCAAAATGAGATTGTTTGTGCGTTTAATACGAGCGGTTTAGCGTTAGATATTCTTTCAAACTTTGATGATATTTACTTGCTCGACATGGACACTCGCGGTACAGGTAAATCGGTTGCGTGTTTAGCATCGCAAATTATGTTCAACACAGCACTTAACACTGAGTGCATAGATGACGTTAAGCGTGCTAGATATATCGTTGCTCGTAGCACGTATGGCGAGTTAGAATCAACAACGATTAAAACATATAGAGAGTGGTTTGATCGCGAAGAGCTTAACTTCAGAATTAAATACAAGCCTTTTCCTGAGTCTCACCTGAAGTTTTTTGCAAGCGTGAAGAAAAATGGTGAAGTTAAAAATTATCAATTTGAAATTGAGGTGATATTTTTTAGCTTTGACAGTGCAGAAAGCGCAAAGAAATTAAAGTCTGCCGAAGCAACGGGCATTTACTTTAACGAGCTTTCAGAGATACCGTGTGATGCATTGGATTTGGTATCAGGTTGTCTTGGACGCTTCCCCAGTGCTGCCCAGCGTAAACCTGATGGCTTTTATTATCACAGGGTCTTATCTGACAGTAACGCATTTGATGACAGTCATTACTTGTACAATCGCTTTGTTAAACAGGTTCACCCCTCGCATAAGTTTTATAAAGGCTTAGGCGGTTTAAACGTTGTTGAAGATGCAAACATTATTAACAATGTGATGATTAAAATCTCGCAAGAAAATACAGCTCTCGTTGAGATTGGTGGTGTTAAATACCTAAAACAAGATAAATTAGTATTTTGCGAAAGAAAAGATGCTGATAACATTAAGAATTTACCAAAAGATTTTTATATCAAAATGGCTTTAGGTAAGTCTGACAAATGGATATTGACTCAAATTTGCAATAGATTCGGTACGACCGATGAAGGTTCTAGAGTTCACCCTGAGTTTGATATTAACAAGCACTCACTGACTAGCATTGCAATTAACAAAGTCTTCCCAATTTCAATTTACTTCGACTATGGCGGTTTCAATGCCGCCATTATCACTCAGTATTACAATCGCACACTTTACGTTATCAAAGAGTTTTTAGATTCTGAAATTGGTTTAAGCAGGTTTGCTTCTGATGTTGTCAAAGATTGGGTGATTAAAAACGCTACTGACTGCAAGCTTGATAAGGTGGTGGGCGATAAGGCTAATAATTTTAATACTAACGATGCTACATACTCGCATGACACTGTTAAAAGTGCGACAGGGTGGAATGTGCAGGGTTGCATCACAAACGATTTAGACAGGCGCAAAAACGTTGTGGCAAAGATATTGTTATCACAAATTGCAACAGGTGAGTATTGTGTCAAGGTTTCGAAAGAGGGTTGCCCATTGCTGACAGAGGGCTTGAATGATAAATACAAACTTAAGCAGGTTAAAAATATTGTTGGCAATGAAATCATTGTTTCTGATAAGCCCGATAAAAATAGTGTCTATTCACACGTTGCTGATACGTTTCAATATGCGTGCTTAGATGTGGATTTTATCGAGACGCAGAATAAGATGGCGATAGCGGATAGCAGGCAACAGGCTTATGCTGCTATTAATGTTGATAGGGTAGTTTTATAAACAAAGAGGTGAAAAATGACTAGCGAAGAAACACAGAGATGGGATAAGGTTTTTCTTGAAACAAAACGTAAAGTACTTGAAGATTGTTTAGATAAATATCCGCTCGAGATTTTCTCTTTAGAATTAGACCTGCAGTCAAAGCAGATAAAGCTTGAAGCAATAAAAAATAGGCTAAAGAAGATCAGCGAAGAATTACTTCCTGAAATTAATGAAAAACTTAAATTAATTGGAGAAATCAAAAATGACTAACGAAGAATTCAAAGCATTAAACTTGCAACACTTAGACCCAATACTAGTCGATGTTAAATCAGGCATTGATAAATGCACAATGATTTCATTTTATGTAGACGCTGAAATATATGCTAAGGCTACTAAGGTTGCTGTTCGACAAGATAAAGACGGCAACAAGAACGATGAAGACATTGACCGTAACAGATGTATTGACTTGCTTTGTGAGGGCTTGGTTCATTCACCATTTTTGAAGAATAAAAACGGTGAGCGTTGCTTTGGCACGCCGCTTGAGCATATTAAAAGCATTCGGAAACTTGATATTGGCGAAAAAACAAAATTGAAGGTTGTTAAGTGATGAGAGATAATTTTTATGTTGGCGATACAGTTTTCTTTTTGAATTATAACGAGATAAGCTCGGGCAAAATTCTTGAAAGAACGTATGGACTTGGCGTTGAGTATATGGTTGAGAATTATAATCACGGAAGGTTATCCGAGTATCACGTTTTCAAAGATAGTAAATCATTAATTGATTCACTTCTCAATTCATTGAGATTCAAACGTGAGGAGCTAGAAAGAGTAAAGAAAGATTTAGCATTAACCCTTGATATACTAGAAAGAAAGGTTGAGCATTACATGAAAACGTTTGATAATTTATCAGAGGCTCTTAAGTGATGAGCAATAAACTTAGAGAGACATTTTATTTTTTCTTGAAAAGCTACAGGGCTAAAATCCTGACTTTTTCAGGTCAAAACATTAATGTTGTTTTTGATGCTGCCTCGCCAGATGCTTTAACGTGTTTTAAAAATTATGAGAATGGTCAATACAAAGGCAATGACGAAATTAAATGCAGGCAGCCTCGATTGCTGAAAGGCGTGATAGTCGCTAAGAAATCGTGGGGACTGCATCTTGATATGTGGGGAGACGGCATAGGGTTTGATCAAGTATCAACTAAGTGTGAAATTATTAATGAGTTTGAATCGAAGTATATTAATATTCCTAAAAAGTTTATGGTTGAGTTTGATAATACAATTGAAAAATATCGTCAAAAAAGATTATCAAATGCAAGCAAAAGAATAAATGAAATGAAATTAAAGTTTGGTTGCAATTTGGAAAACCAAACGTTTGGGTTTTAGGGGGGTTAAGTATGACTAAAGAAGAATTCGACAAGCTTGGGTTGGCGCAAGGGCAGCCTATTGTTATTGTTAAGAATGATGGCGATAGGATTATTACTTATTGTTGGCATGTCAGTCATAATGCTGGAATAAATTATTGCAACAAGTCAAATTGCCCATGCGTTGATATTCATTTTTACACACTGCATCACTCGCCATTCACTGCCAACGAAAAACTAAATCACACATTAGATTTAAGGGATATTAAAGAAATATTCGTGGTTAAATTGGGGAAATCGAATGATTAACGAACAGATTGAGCAGCTTGATTTAAAGGTTGGTGAGCTTGTAGAAATTGAGGTTATTAACATTTTTTTAAACGAAAGATTTGTTTTTTCAAGTTATGTTTTGCATATGATAAAAAATGAGGTTGCAGATATTGTTTACTACAACCCCTTCAGAAACAAATGCTTTTCACTCTTCGATGAGACTCAAAAAATTTCATACGTTAAGCGTCTATACGTAAAAAATCAAGACGAAAAAACATTGTATCAAAAAATACTGGAGACTAAATTATGGCAATTTCTAAAAAGACACTGGACGAACATGGTCAACTCAATGAGAAAATAAACTCATGGTTTAACTACTGGGAAGTCAACAATAAAAGCTTTAATGCTAACAAAAAGTTTATCATGGTTTCCACTTTGTCAAATGATGACAAGACAAACCTGCAAGCCGCTGGATTAAACACACGTGAATTTAACGTGCTTGGAGCTTACATATCGCGCTTGATTGGCGAGTTCTCTATGCAGTCACCTCAAAGCGTTGTTAAAAGCTTAGATGAAAATGCAGTGACAGCTAAGACGGTTGATATTGTGCATTCAATTATTCGCAACATTACCTCGACATCACTTGCAAACTCAAATGATATTGAAGTGTATCGTGATGTTCTTTGTGGCGGCTTTAGTGCTACACGCATCGGCACTAAGTACGTTTCGGAGGATTCATTCGATCAAGACATCTTCGAGATGAAATGTGATGACCCAACGCTTGTAGGTTTTGACCCTGATGCTAAAGAAGTGCATAAGGGTGATGGAGATTTTGCTTTTGAAATGATTCCAATGAAAAAAGATGCATTCCGTGAAAAATATCCTAACGTTGATATTGACGGCGGAAATAGAAAGGGACGCTCGTCTAATAGCTTCAGATGGATGTTTACCAAGAACAGCGAAGATTATGTGATGGTATGCGATTTCTTTTTGAAAGAAAGGAAAGAAAGCAAGATTTATTTGATGGGTAAAAACTCGATTATTACTGAAAACGGTGAAGTTCAAATTCAGGAAGACCAGATACTCACTAAAGAAGAGTATGACGACTTGCTCGCCTCAATTCCTGAAGGCTCTCCTTCGTTGCCGCCAATCCCAAAAGACGAGCGCAAGACTTCAACGGTATGCATCTATCGTTATAGATTGATTGGCAGTCAAATTATTGAGAAGAAGCTTAAAACTGATTTATCATACTTGCCGTATATTTTCATTGATGGCGATAGTGTTATGGTGGAAGGTCAGCAAATAACACGCCCTTATTTTTATAACGCCAAAGATGCTCAGACCGTTAAAAACATTGTGGCGAACGTGTTCTTGGGGCAATTGCAGCAAATTAGAAACACGCGGCTTGTCATTTCTGAAGAGTCTTTGCCGTCAGACGCTGCAAACTTGATGGCGTACAAAAACCCACAAACAAACTACGGCGCATATATTTACAAGGGAACAATGATCACAGAAAAGGGCGAGCGCATTCAGCTTCCACCCCCTCAGCCATTGCAACCAACACAAATTCCACCAGAAATTTACAATACTTTCATGGGTATGGATGCGTCAATTCAAAACTTGCTTGGCAGTTATGACGCGCAGCAAGGGAACACAAATCAAAACATAAGCGGCGTTGCAATATTGGCGGGGGCAACTCAATCCAATGCCGCTGCAAAACCGTACATGATTAACTACATTGCATCACGAAACCAAGTGTACAAAGCTTATATTGACATGATACCGAAGTACTATAAAACGAACCGCACTATCCCCGTCATCTCGCCAGACGGAAGCCGCGCTTATGAAGCTATTAACAACGCTGATAATCCCGACTCTATGCTTGATTATCCACCCAATGTGTTAGACGTTTCAGTGACAGAGGGCGTCTCATTTGAGGCGCAAAAAGATAAAGCGGTGAGAGCATTAACGATGTTGTCTCAAACTAATCCAGGGCTTAACCAATTGCTTTCAGGCAAGGGGCTACCGATTCTTCTTGGCAACTTGGATGTTAAGGATTCAGATAAGCTTGTCGTCTTGGCTGATAATCAAATCAAGCAAGCGGAAGAGATGCAGGCTAAACAGCAGGGCGCACCGAATCCAGCTATGGCGGCTTTAGAGTTGCAGAAAAAACAACAAATGCTTGATGAGCAAAAAATGATGTTTGATGCTAAAGAGAAAGCTCAACGTCTTGAATTTGATAGATTCAAGCTTCAGCAGGGCGCAGAAAAACAAGCCTTAAATGCACAGATTGAAATTGCAAAATTAGAGCATGAGCGCACAAAGCTTGAGCATCAGATGACCATAGCAATCAGTGAAAATGAACGGCAAGATGTCGAGCAAAGAATGCGTAAAGTCGACCAGGCGTTTGCACAATACTCTGGGATTCTTGAGCATCACAAATCAATGTTAAATAATTCTCAGCAACAGGTTGACATGCAGTCTTAGTGCTGTTATCTACAGTGCATAGCTATATTTAGCTCGCTACTTGGCGTCAAAAGGTTTTACCACTTATGGGTTAAATAAGCATACTAGAGTGTTTCTAGGTTTACCAGTGCGTTGGGTTAAAAGCAACCGAGGAAATTTTATGTCGGATATGATTGAACAGAATATTGCAGCGGCTTCCGTAATTGAAGAGCCAGTAGTGCCTCAGTCAAAAGTAAATGCGATTGTGGCGTCTGAAAAAGAGCGTGCTAGACAGAAGGGTATTGAGGAAGGAATGGCATTAGCGCAAGCGCAAAATCCAGCCCAACCACAACCAATTCAGCCTAATGCGCCAATAGACAAAGAGGCTATTATTAATGAAACCTTAAAACGGGTTCAGGATAATAGCGCGGAACAAATGCGTCAAAAACAGATGCAAGAAGAACGCGAAGCTCAGGTCAAGGATTTTCAGGACGCTGTTAAAAAAGTAGCGGACAGATTAGCGTCAATAAAAGAAGCTAATCCTGAAATCGAAAAAGAGTTGCAAGCTTTTGGGGATGTTACAGGGGATGATGAGCAAATGAAGAACTTAAAAGGTTCGGCTCTTTATCTTGCGTCGCAATATGAAAATAATGTTGAGGTTTTGCATGAAATTGCAAAAGACCCAGCCAAACAAAGTCAAATTGCTATGGCGCTAAAAACGTCTCCGCAGTTGGCAATGAAATATGTTCAAAAAATATCAGAGTCATTGATGGCAAATGAAAATGCCATGAATGCGCCAAAGGCTAAAAAACCATTGGATACGATTAAAGGTTCTTCGGTAAGCGGAAATGGTGATCCCACTTCTGTAGCTTACCATAAAAATCGGAAAGGCTATAAGAGATAGGTAAACCATTTCCTTGTTAAAAAACAAACTTTTAAACGAGGAAATTAAACATGGCAACTCCTGCTTTAGGCACAAATGCTTTACAAGCCGTCGCAACATACCAAGCTTCGGCACTCCCTTACTTAGCGAATGAAAACTGTGCATTAGCCACAGCAAACACTAAGTTCAAAAACTTCCAAGACATGACGGCTAACTTAGGCTCAAGCGTTCTTTTAGAATTGCCTGCTCGCTCTACAGCGGCTGCTGGTCTTGTGGTTTCAACCTTCGGAAACGCTGCACAACGTGCGCAAAACTTAACGATGAACTTATCAGCTAACTCAAGCTGGTCTGCAACGTCTCAACAATACATCACCAACTCTGAGGAGTATATTGATTACTTCACAGATTCTTGCGTGCATGAATTGTCTGAGTTTATTGAAGCCTCATTGTGGAAAGGAAACTCTGAGGTTCAAACTGGCACAGATGGAAACAACAATAGCGTAGATATTGGCTATTCTGGTCCATATCGCGCTTACTTTGCACCCATTACTTCAAGCGGTGGAGTTTCAAGTGTTGGTGCTATTACCACATACCAACAGCTCGCTAATGCTTTGGTTATGTATCGCAACTTCGGCGCAGGAATGGGCGTTCCTTACTTTGTAATACCTGACACTGCTGAGCCTGCAATCGTTTCAAGCGGTCAAAACCAATTCGTATTAGACCGAAATGAGACTTCTGCTATGTCATGGGAAGTGGGTAATTTCAACAAAGCTAAATTCATGCGTTCAAACTTATTGCCTTTACATACTTCTGGCACGCTTGGCGATGATGGCGCAACATTGACCTTTGTTTCAATTGACGTCACAAACACAGTCTTAACATTCACTTCTTCTGCGGTTGGTACTGCGGTTGCTGGTGATATTGTTACGTTTGCCGCTCCTTCTGGCTTGCCAGCAGTAGCAAATGGAAACTTGAAGTTCTTAACATTCACAGGTCATCAGCCTTCTGCGCAATTCGTACAGTTCGCGGTCTCTGCGGATGCAGCAACTTCAGGCGTTGGCAATACAATCGAGTTGACCTCTACTGTTCCGTTGATTTATGACCCTACTGGCTTAAACGCTAATGCCAACTTAAGTGCTGAATTAACAGCTGGCTTTACAGCGTTTGTTATGCCAAGTCACCGTGCTGGCTTGATATTCCATCCTGACTCTCGCTTTGTTGCGATGCCAAGAATGGACAGTCAAGACCCATTCCCAACGGCTAACCAATACGATGAAGACACAGGAATGTCTGTGCGCTTAACGTACGGTTCACAATTTGGTCAAAACACCAAAGGGTGGATTTTAGATGCAATCTGGGGCTTTACAAACATTCCCGAATATATGGTTCGTGTTTGTTTCCCAACAACATACTAAGGTAAAACTATGCCTTACTTGACCTCACAACTTGTTGTTAGGGCTTTCCAATCGGCGGGGCTTTATAGCCCCGATATTGGGAATTATCCTACTACCAACCAATTGAATGATGGGTTATTCCTGTTAAACGAAGGGTTAAGCGAAAACAACCTGCTTGGTGAAATGCAAAAATATACCAGACTCATTGAAGTGCCTGGTATTATTGGTCAAGAGATTTACTTTATCCCTAATATGTTAGACATTCAGACGTTTACATTTAATCTAACTAATGTCAGATATTCGGTGCAACAAAGAACGCGCTCTGAATACTTTTCGGTTTCTCGTGTAGATCAAGTAAACGGCTTGCCCTACATTTACCATATAGAGCGAGCGTATGAAAATGACGAAGACACAGGAGCTATCATTTCAGGCTCTAACGTGTATGTATATTTTCCACCGTCACAACAAATAACCTTTAATATTCACGGGCTTTTTGAACAAGCTTTAGTGCAATTAAATACTGATTTATCCGAATTTATGCAAGCATCAGATTTAAAATACTGGCGATTAAAGCTTGCTAGCTTTATCTGTGCTTTTTACGAAAAAGAAATGCCAATGAAGGCAGCTGAACAGTTAGACATTATTGAAGAGAAAATCAGGACATTCAACAGCCCTGATTTATCTTCTCCAGCGCAAACCGTCAATCTTTTTGGTCGTGCGCAATCTATCAATTATGGTCAGGTTAATATTGGCAGAGGATGGACACCATTTTGACATCACAAATAACTGATTTAAAAATTGTAGGCTCAACCAATCCTGGCATTTACAGGAAAATATCGCAGGAGTCGACCTATAACATGTATGAGTCAGACGGTTGTTTAGTACCTTACCCTGGTTATGCGTCTATCTATACTAGCTTTGCAGACGATACCCAAAACAGAGCTTTTTTTACTTCTAACGTTGGAAATTTTGTGCTTGTTGTGAATGCTAACAAGGTTTACAGGACAAACAGCATGACTACAATTGATTTTGTGGAAGTGGGGACAATCGCTACGAATACAGGTAGCGTTTACATTGTAGAGAATGGCGTGAGTCAAATTGTTTTATGCGATGGCGCAAGTCTTTATATTTACAATTGGAGCGCAGACACCTTTGTTGACCAATCGGCTGGCGTCTCACCCTTAACTGTTGGCGAGTCTCAAGGATTTGTGTTTGTTCCTGCCAACGATTCAAACTCACTGGTTTATAGCTCTGTCAATGATGCCACAAACTATCCACTGCAAAGCGCATTCAATTTAGGCTCAGACAGAATTATTGCTGTCGTGAACGTGAATGACTACATCTTTGTATTGGGTGAAACCGTAACAAAGGGGCTTCGCAACTTAGGAACGCTTTTAACGCCGTTCAAGCTAGACCAATCAGTAGTCTACAAGGTGGGGTGTGCAAGCCTTGATTCTGTAGACCAAAATTTTGACATTCTTGTTTTCTTAGGGCAAATCAAAAAAGGTAATTACAGCATTTATGCGTCCGATGGCGGCTCAAAACCTGTCGCTATTTCAACAGATGGAATTGATAAAATCATTAACGACCTCATCAATCCAGCCGCTTGTTCTGGTTTTTTATGGAAAAATGATGGCCATATCTTTTATCAATTAACATTTTATGAAGATAATTTAACGCTTATCTACGATTTTAAAAATCAGAAGTTTTATTATGCAACCTCTGAAAATGATAAGCATCACCACATTGCAAGAGACATTATTATCTTTGGAAATAAATACTATTTTACAAGCTTTGATGATTCAAAAATCTATCAAATGGGTGATGATTTTACGAGTTACGATGGAAAAATAATTCCACGCATTAGAATTACGCCTCCATTTAGAAACCCATCCTTTGATTATATAAAATTCAAGCGAATTGAGATTATTGCCGAGCAGGGCGTAGGTCAAAATAATCCTGAGTCTACCGAGATGTTTATTGAAATCTCTTATTCTGACGATGGCGGTCAAACCTATGGAATGGCGCAAAAAAGCGCGATGGCTCCCACTGGAAAATACGAATGGACAAACAGGGTGTTTAACGCTGGCGCATCACGTGAGCGTTATTTTATGTATAGGTTTGTTGGTTTATCAAGGTTCGTCATTCTTGGCGGCGCACTGGAGATTGAATAATGCAAACACCTCAAATACCTAATGACCCGATAGCAGATGAGAAAGGAATGCTGACAGATGTTTGGAGAAGATGGCTTGCTGATTTTGCAGAGCAATTTCAAATAAATTTAAATGACGAGGGCTTTAGGATACCTATCGCCCCATCAGTTAATATTGATCAATACGTAGGGCAAAACTACGTTGGAAACATTGTTTATGATTCGGGCAGGAACGCATTCGTGGCAAACGTCAACGGTGCTTTATATACAGTTAATTTAACGGCGGTGTAATATGAGTTTTTTTGATGATTTAACAAACGGTTTATTCGGTGGAGGCTCTAATGCCCCCAACGCGGCAATGGATTATTACAATAATATACCAGGAATGGTTAAGCCTTATTTTGACCCCTACATTAATGCTGGTCAAAACGCGATGCCCAACTATCAAAACACTGTCAATAACATGATGAGTGACCCGACAGGATTTATTAACAGCATCATGGACACCTATTATGAGTCTCCTCAATACCAGTTTGAGAAAGGTCAAGCCATCACCTCGGCAGATAATGCCGCAGCCTTGGGTGGAACGCTTGGGACTGGGGCGCATCAAGGGCAGGTTGCGGATTATGTTCGCCAATTATCCAGCGAAGACCAACAACGATACCTGCAAAACGCTTTAGGCGTTCAAGGTACTGGCTTGCAAGGTACGCAAGGCATTATCAATCAAGGTTATGGTGCGTCTGGAGCATTGGCTGGAATTCTTGGTCAAAATCAACAAGACCTCGGCTCTCTTGCTTACGACAGAAGCCAACGACAAACCTCTGGGGGTATTGAGGGTATCGCAGGTCTTGCGCAGCTTGGAGCTTCAGCATTTGGCGGAATGGGTGGCGGCTTTGGCGCGTCTGGCTTAGGAAAATGGTGGAACGGTTAGGGGTAAATTATGGCTTTTCAAAAAATAGATAATGGTGTAGGAATGCCTTCATTGGCTTCGTTGCTAGGAAGCTTCAACCAACTACGTCAGCAACAATTGGCTAATCAAACCTCTTCTTTAGCAAACCAAAGAACTGAAGCCACTCAAGGCTCAGACATTCAAAGGCAGAACATGACTAATATGGAGTTCATGAGATTGCTTCCTGAGCAAACTCAATTGCAAATCATTCAAGCGCAACAAGCGGCTAGACTTGCTCCATTGACTACTCAGTCTCAGATTGATGTAATGCCAAGCGCAACAGGCGCAACTATTGCAGCGAACAAAGCAACGCAAGCGAAACAAGGTCTTGAGCAGGCTTACCCCCTGTTTGGGTATGCTCCTGACATTGCAGGAATACAATATTTGCAGGCTCAAGAAGATAAAAGAAAGGGTGCGCAACAACCACCAGCCACGCAAGTTCCTTATAGGCTCGGGGCTTCTCCTGCAGTGCAAGGAGGTCAAGCTCAAGGCGGTTCAATTCCTGCTGAGTATGCTGGTCAAGTGCCTGGCAATACCTTTAATGGTCTTGCGGCAATGGCTTATGACAAACTGTTTGCGCCCACTGTCGAGCAGATAAGTCGAAAAGGTTATTACGATAAACAGACGCAAGCCATTGATTACAGCAAGCTTACGCCTGAAGCTAAAATGCAAATTGAAGGCATTGCAAACGCTAACAATATTCAGCCCTCCATGCTTGTTTCAGCAATGATTAATCAAGGTCAAAATCCTGATATTACCAGCGCATTGATGAGTCTTGGCGTGAAGCCTGAGACCATGACGCTAGAGCCTAAATACTTACCAACAAAAACAGTGATTAATCAAAATGAAGTGGCTGGAGGAAAAGAAGCCGAGCTTAACTATCTTGACAATTGGATGACAAATTCACTTGCGCCTTATGCGACTAAATTTGATGGGTATTCGCCTGCTCAAATAGCGGATTCTTTTAAAACAGATAAAGCTTCGATTGACAAGCAAGCTAACTTCTACGCAGCGCGAATGATGACTACTCAAATGGCAGCTATTCGTAACGGTATTGATGGCGTTGAAAATGGTATTGAAGCAGTTAAGCTTGTGAGAGATTTAACCTATGGCGATATGAAAACATTGCAACCGACTATGACCCCCGAAGTATTTCAGAAGACGCAAGAAATCCTTGACCAAAAAGTTAAGGGCGCGTTTGAGGCTCGCAAAAAAGAAATTTACGGTTCTGGCAGCAGTGACCAATCAAGCCAAGGTTCTAGCTCTTTGGTGGCTGGCGGAGCTGTCAGTCAAAATGCTGATGGTTCTTACACTTGGACTCCAGGCGGTTAATGATGGAAATGATTAAAGTTAATGGTCCAAATGGTTTGGTGGTGAATGTGCCAAAAGGCACTTCGCCCGAACAAATCAATACTATCATGTCGGATATTTACAGCAAGAACAACCAAGGCGGTCAATCTGCGGCGCAACCTCAGCCACAAAGCAACGGCTCATTACTGGAAAACACTGCGAAAACTGGTGCAAGTTGGCTTGGAAGCCTTGGACAAGGAATTGCGCAAGGCACGTATAATGTTGGGCAAGGACTTTTAGATATGATGCCAGCATTGCATGCAGACTGGACGGGAAAGACACCCTACGCTGACGCAAAAGGAAATATAATTAAAAGCAAATCAGTGGCAATCCCTCAATCATTAAACCCAGCAAACGCGCCTTCGATTAACCAAACGTTTGGCTTGCCTGAAAACTTCGCGAATGATGTTATTTACTCGGCAGGGAAGGCTGCTCCTATTATCCTTGGCGGTGAAATTATTGCGCCAACAAAAGCAATAGGCTTTGGGGCAAACGTTTTAAAGCAAGCAATTGAGGGCGGTATTGGTTCGGCTGCTGAAGGCGGAGATTTTAAAACTGGCGCACTCATTGGAGGCTCAGTTCCTTTAGGACTTCATGGAGCAGGTTCAGCACTAGGAAAATTAATCAGTCCCCTCAAACATGCTATTGCTGAAAGGGCATTCCCTCAAGTGCTTAAAAAAGAGTTTTCAATGAATGACGCGCCAGAAACCATCATGGAAAATGGCGAAAGTTTATTGAGGGAAAAATTTGCAGATAATTACGCTCAATATAACCTGCTTAATAACAAAGCCTCTGAAATAGCTGAAAAACTCGATACTCACACCTTTGTGCCAAAAGGTTCGGTAAAGACAGGCAATGAACCTGCGTCTGGTTTTAAATTTGATAATAGTGAATATATAAAATCACTAAAAGAAATGAAAAAAAACCTTAATCCTTACAGGGAAAAAGATGCTGAAATGATTAGAGACATAGACTCTCTACTAAGAAAGCCTCCCAAGACCTTTAAAGAAGCTATGGAAACTCGAAAAGATATTAATGCTTTGGGCTTGAATAATGCAACCCATACAGCTAGAGAATCATTAATAAAATCTGTTGATGATAATGTTGGTAAATTAGGGTCTAAAGAGGCGAAAGATTTCAAAGAGCTTTGGAGTAATGCGAATAAGCAATACAAGGAAAACTTAGTGCCATTTTTCCAGTCTTACGATCCATACTCTAATCTTGTTCATAACAACGCATTAAAAAAATCTTTTTTTGCAGAAGGAAATGGTCAGGGCAACTTAATCAATAATTACACCCCAAAAGGAAGCCGTGTAGATATATTGAATCAACAGCATTTAGGGAAGCTTTTAAATGATGAAGCTTCCGCTAGAGAGATTGGAAGGGCTGCTAAATTTAAAGATAATTTTGCATCTGATAACACGCCAAACTTTACTACATTTATCAATAAGTATGAAAAATTATCGCCAAAACAGCGCGGAGCTTACTTTAGTCCAGACCAAATAAAATTGCTTAACACCATTAATTCATTGTATCGCTCAAGACTTGGTCAGGGCGTTTTAGGAAAGGCTGGTGAAAAAGCGTTGGCTGGCGGAATAGGCGCTGCGGTTGGCTCTTTGTTTGGCTCTCCAAAGACTGGCGGTGTTGCAGGCCTTGCGATTTCAAACAAATTAATGGATGCGCTAGTTGAGCCTTTCACGAAGACTGAAAGATTTATGAATCTAGCCAAAGAAATAAAAAAAGTGGAGAAAAAATAATGTCATACGATATATGTCCTGCTATTCAGCTATCTTTCAACGACCCACTGACTGGCTTGCCTGCCGCTGGTGGGAACGTATTTTTCTATGAAGACGTAAATAGAAGCGTCTTAAAACCTGTTTATGCTTTAAGTGGTAGTCCTGGTTCTTATTCGTGGGTTCCCTATACTGCCAATGTTGACGGCTCAATATCGCTTGATTCGTCAGGTTCGTTTAATCCTCAATTGTATTTATACCCTTACGATGAAGATGGAAACGTAGATAAGTACTACATTGATGCTTACTCATCGACTGGGGCATCTATTTATCAGACTGAAAATTTTCCAGATATTTCCCCCGATGATGCCAGCTTAGTTTATCTTATTTCAACGGCTGGAATATCGCCTGTTAATTTGGCAGACCAAACTCAAGTTGCCAAAGCTGTAGAAAACTACGTGTTAAGCGGTGATTTTTTTGTTGACTCTTCGGAGGTTGCAAACATCTATGTTGCAGAGCGCGAAAGCCCTCAGGGGTTTGTATTGCCAACGCAATTGGTTGATGGAATGAAAGTTAGATTTATTCCAGGCACAACCAATACTGGCGCGTCAACGTTCACCATTATTGAAACGACAAACTCTATTGTTGGCTCTCGTGGATCGACGACTGCATTGACTGGCGGTCAAATAGTGGAAGGTCAAGATTTATGGCTGTCCTATGATTTGGCTAATACGAATTGGTATATATGCCCTAATAATGCTGATTATGTTTCTGCTGGGAATTATTATGCTGATATTTCGGCTGGTCCAAATGCTTACGTTTTTACAACGCCGTTAAATCCAGCATTTTCAAATCCATCTGAATTATTTATTGGAATGAAAGTTCGTGGAACATTTGCTCATACAAATACTGGTCCATCTACTTTGAGATTTCTCGGACAGACTTATGCGATATTAAACGCTTACTCAGGTCAGCCATTAAGCGCTGGGCAGATACAAGCAGGGGTTTCTATAGGAAATATTGGCGTAGACTATGAGCTTACATTGACGGATGATGGAGATATATTTTGGACGCTATCTCACGTGCCAAGCTCTTATTCGCCTGTCGTGATTCAGAAGGTTAGAACATTTCAAACTGGAAGCATATCAGCAACGTCTGACTATACGGGCAATATAGCAACTACCGCTGGTCAATTTGCAGTTCAAACTTTTACACCAAAATCAATCAGTTCTGAGATAAATTTTAATTTTAATTCTGGCGGAGTTGTTGGCCCAGGCGGAGCCGCTATTGTTTTTGGAATATTTGTAAATGGAGTTTGTGTAGGCTCTGGTTCACAAGCTTCATCAAATCCAATTTCAGCAAATTGCACAGGTAAATATATCAACACTACTGGAGCAGCACTTAGTGTTGGTGTTTATTACGGCGCAAATGGAGGGTCAGGGCTATGCTATTTAAGCAGTAATGGAACTATAACGCCAACGCCTGGCTCATGCTCATTAACCATCGAAGAAATAATTTAACTAAAGGAGAACATTATGTCCTATCAACACAAAGCGCTAGACTTGAGACTTCCAGCAAGTCAAGCCCCTCTATTCGCAAAACGAACATTCGTTTTAACGATAGATAATATAAACGCAACGGAGCAAGAGCCATTTTTTGCGATTGAAGCAATTCTTATTCCTGTGACGGGAGGTGGAACGCCATATACAGACCCAATTGATAACCCTTACACAGATTCATCAGGAGACCCTTATGTTGCCCCAGCATCAGCAGAATTTCCAGTAGTCGCAGTTCATAGCGGTCAAGTTTTTGGATCAACATCGCCTTATGCTGGTCAGCCAATTGTAAACCCAGTGATATTCACAGCATCAGGAGAGCCTAAAACTGTAGGAGGTATAGGAATATTAAGCAGTGGACGAGATGCTTATGGCACTTTAATCACTACAGACATCGATTCAATTTCACAAGTTATCGCCTATGGTGGCGATACCTCAAATAACCCTTAAGGAGATAATCATGATTAAAAAACAATCAATTTCAAATGTAGAAAAAGTAGGTGTATCAAATATTGTCTTAGATGACGTTACTATCCCACAGCCAGCCGCAAGTTTTGCGGCATTAAGACCAGGTGTTGAGGCAGGGGTTATTCAGTCTGAAACCACTGGATTCACACTTAACATGTACAATGGTTCAGCCTATCAAAACGTGGTTTTATCACAAGATTTAGCTGGATTCTTAGAAGGCGCAGGAACAGTATCATCAGCCGACACAACACTTTCAGCATTCAATAAAATCGTGGGAAATATTGCGCTAAAAGCAAATAGTGCGTCACCAACATTTACTGGAACGTTGACTGCTGAAGCATATCAAGGTTCATCCAACATGGACGTAGCAAGCACCATTAGAGCAACAAATGAAAACGCACCAGCGTCTGGAAGTGGCTTGGAGCTTACATGGAATGGAACAACCTCAAATATTCGATCATACAATCGAACTACGCCAGCATATTTGCCGATAGACATTGAAGCAAGCAATTTATATGTCAATACCACATCACTTGGAGACACTATTCTGGGAGGAGAGCTTTTCTTGTCTGGAGCATTGGCAACAGGTATCTTAAAAAATACCACAACGACAGGGGAGTTAAGTATTGCTGTTGCAGGCGATTTTCCTACACTCAACCAAGATACCACAGGCGCAGCGGCGAAAGTAGGCTCTAGCTCATTTGTTGCCCCAGTTGATACCTCCGCCCTCACTGCAAATAGAACAATAACAGTAGGAGATTTTAATAATTTAGTTATTCCAAATGGATTTTCAGCCCCTTTCTCTGATTTCATTATGACTGAGCTTGGCACTGATGGGAATAGCACGGGAGCAAGACTGACCACGGATTCAAGCCTAAATTTAAATACCAGTGCTGGTGCTGGAATTTGGGAATTAAGTGTAGAGCAAGCTACAACCTCGCAACTGGGCGGCGTGGAATTATCGACTGATGCTGAGGTGTTGGCTGGGTCAAGCACAACCACTGCTGTAACTCCAAGCAACTTGCTTAACAATGGCTGCTTATCTTCAGGGAAAGCGTGGGCTAACATTTATGCATTCGACAACAACGCAACAGCAGTGGCAAGCGGTACGATGGACATAGCAACAGGCGCAACAAATACATATGGCTTGCTAAGCGCAAATGGCACGACTGGCGTTAATTTAACATTGTCACGAACATTTGAAGTTACTGTTAAGCTCGGTGTGTCGAGTATGGCGGCATCAGGGGCTACCTTTACAATCACAGGAACAGGGACAGCGTCAGTAGGCGCGAACGGCGAGAGTGTAGGGGCTTCGGTAACTAATGGCGTATTAAGCTTTTCCGCTATTGTTACAACTACCACTGGCTCTCCAGTTATAACCCTTGTGGCGAGTGCTGTTTCGGGAACTGTAACATTGCTAACAAACTCTTATATGACAATCAAGGAACTCTAAAATGTACGAAGCAATAAGTGAGTTATTTGGTCTCGCAAGCGGAGTATTAAAAAAATACTTCACTAGCGAAGATGATAAAGAAAAATTGGCTCAAGCTCAGGCGGAGATTCAAGCTCTGCCTGAGTATCAGCAATTGGCGCAAATCAATGTAAATAGCTCAGAGGCTCAAAGCAAAAGCGCATTTGTCGCTGGAGCTAGACCCTTGGAAGAATACATGTTTGGAATAGCATCATTTTATTGTTTATTTATCCAGCCATTTTTTTCAGGCATTGGAATACATTTACCGATTATTCCACAACAAAATATGTACATGATATTCAGTGCAAACTGTGGGTTAATGGGTTTTAGATATTGGTTGAATAACAAATGAGCGAAGATATAAATTACACAAAAGAAATTTTTGAGCTTGGTAAAAATGTAGCGACATTATGTGCAGACCAAAAACAGCTTATTAAGAAGCTTGACGATCATATTGTTGAATGGAAAAAATCAAAAGCAGACGAGCATGAAAAACGAAATATCTTGGCTGGGGCAGTGCAAATGCATGATGTTGAATTTATTAATATTAAGGAAAGAATAAAAGGACTGGAAGACACTTTTGAAATAATGAAAAAATTTCTTAACTTCAATAAAATTACCGCATGGAATATAATAAAATGGCTGATTATGTTTGCAATAGGTGTAATTGCCGTATATAATTTTTCTGTAATAAAGTATATTGTAGCTGATGTACAATTATCTAAACAAGCAATTTATGGAGTAAACTATGAAAAAAGCAACGACTAAAATGGCAACTAAAAAAGACTTGGCTAATGCTATGAGGCAGGACAAGAAAGATGACATGAAGATGATTAAAAAAGCTATTACTAAAAAAGGTAAGAAATAATGGAGCGCATATTCAAACCTAATGACAAGGCAAAACATAAAGATGGGCGCACGGGAACGATTTACTCAATCACCACAACGAAAGAAGGCATTCATAAAGCCTGCTTATTTTGCACTATAAATGGCAAAGCTTATTATGGCTGGTTTGATGAATCAGAGCTTGAAAAACTATGAGTGAAAAACCTTGAAGCTTGTTAAAATTACGCCCAAGCAAACCGTTAGACAATGCATTGATGAGCTACTAAAAGAGTTTACAGAGGAAGAGCTTAGCTCAACCGCTGAAAATGTTATTATTATGTACCATAACACTGGTGATGATATTGGTTATCAAAGAAAAGTTAAAAACATGCCTGGATTCGTTGGTCTCGTTGAGTGCGTTAAGTCTCTACATTTAGAAGCATGGCATGACCGAGACAGAGAGGTTATTTTTTACGATTAAATGCTTGTCATAAGCAACAAGAATTAGTACAATCCTGCTTTAACCTCATTGTTAAATCCTCTCTGCCCGAATGATCCTCAACTTTCATTCGGGTTTTTTATTGACTATTTTATCGTCAGCCGCTAAAATGGTCAGTGTAAATTTTGTGGTGAGAATCGGTTTGCGGGGATTTAGTGATGCAATACGAAGAGCTATCGGGACTTTATGAAGACAAACCAACCCGAGAACAATGGTTCGCCATAGAAAAACTTTCAGCCCAAGCTTCAAGAAAAAAAACAGCGGCAGACATGATTATGGGTGATGTACAACGGTATTATAAATGAAAACTAAACCACGCTTCAACTACATTCAAAACCCAATCACCAAGCTTTACACCAAAGTTGACACAAAAAAAGGGCGCGTCATTAAAGCCGACATAAAAAAAAAGCCAATTGTTACACCCCTAGAATCCACCATTCAATGTCAAATTATCGAATGGTTCAAACTTTGTTATCCACACCTTGACGGCTTATTCTGGGCAAACCCCAATGGAGGGAGTAGACACCCAGCAGAAGCGGCAAATTTAAAGCGACAAGGCGTTATGTCTGGCGTATACGACCTAACGTTAGCAGTTCCACGAGCGCATTACCACGGGGCTTATTTTGAGGCTAAACGCAAAGGTGGGAAACTAAGCGAGAATCAAAAGCTGTTTAAAGCTAGAATTGAAGCGCAAGGATATTATACGGCTGAGTTTTATAGCTTTGAGGAGGGTGTAGACTTGATTATGCGCTATCTTGGATTGTCAACCCAGCCAAGCGTTCCTCTTCCTGAAGGTTTTGGACTCGTGGAGGGAGAGAAATTTTAACCTCCCCTCCAATGCTAGCTAGCATATCGGAAAATGATGATTTAAAATGAGTGGCAGCATTCACGACACTTAAATTTTCGCAAGATTGTCGCATAGACGCCGAAATCTCAAACCAATTTTTATTAAAATTATATTGCTTATCTATCTTCTTAACTTTTCTTAAGTCTATAAATTTTGGAAGCTCTACCTCGGAAATAATGTAATAAGGTTTTTTTGAGTCTCGATTAAAATACGCCCAAAGTTTTTTGTTTTTTGAAATATCAACAAGTAATAATCCTGACTTCACCACTCACCCCATCAGCCATTCAACGGCTTGTTTTCGTTTGTCTTGCTTCCAGCGTTTGTGAAACTCATTAGCTTGCCATTCTCGAAGCTTATTAATTTTATCCTCGCGCTCTTGCGAGGAATAAAACGGATATTGGCGTATCTGTGCTTCCTCTTTGCTCATGGCTTGCATATTGTCTTTATAAAAAACGACATCAAAAAAATCAAAACCGAACAGGTCTTTAAATAGACTCATTTAAACCTCAATAATTAATACAGCCAACAAAATCCTCAAAGCTAATAACCCTAACGTCAAAAAAGCTTTCTTCAATCAGTAAGTCATCATCTTTAGCATCTTTAAGCGGTACAACTCTCGACAATTTAAGAAATTTATCAACGTCAATGCTTTTAATGTTGGAGTTATATTTCTCGTTAAAGTTTTTGATAAAGTTGTTAATGTGTATGTTTGTGCAATTAGCCATTTTCTATTCCTCGTTTTGTTTATTTAGTATCAGAAAGGTATATCGTCATCAAAATTAGTATCAGCACCTTGCGCCGCGCCCTCTGGCTTATAGCTCTCTTTGCTGTAAGTGTCTTTACCTTCACTAGGTTTGCTGTCAAGCATTTGAAAGCTATCAATATGCACCTCGGTAATGTATCTATCAACACCTATTTTTTCATCATGCCATTTGCGAGTTTTCATTTTTCCTTCAACGTAAACCTTAGAGCCTTTTTTCATGTATTCTCCAGCAATTTCAGCCTGCTTGCCAAAACAGGTTAGCTTTATCCACTCGGTTTTTTTCTCTTGGTTGCCAGTATCCTTATCTTTCCATGTTTCAGTAATGGCAATGCTAAAGTTTGCAATCGCTAGTTTATTTTGCGTGTAGCGTACTTCTGGGTCTGCCCCTAAAGTTCCCACAAAGATACATTTATTTATGCCTTTCATCTAATTTTCTCCTGTTGTTTAAGTCTATATTGTATCACTTCACACTGCGCACAGATAGGATTTCTGGCGGTGAGGGTGACTTCAAAGTCGCATAGGTTGCATTTCATTTTATCTCCATCGGACATTTTTTAATTAGCTTCATCAAAAACCAGTCTTGCTTGATTGCTTGTTTAAGCTCTTCAGTCATTATTGCTTGTTTAAGTTCATTAGTCATTTTTCACCACCACCTTTTCACCGAATAGATTATCGAGACCACAACAAAAATCTATCTTGTCAATTTTAACGCAAGCATGGTCTTTCTCTTCCGATAAAAACACATTCTTTGAAACATATCTTTCTATAAATTTTTCTCTAACATCCTCAATGGTAACCTCCCTAACTTTTTCTTCGGGTTGTTCGCATTCTCGGATAATCGAAACATCAAAATAACCGCTTGAATTAATACTTTTTAGCCTAAAACAATTTGTTCCGTTTAAAACCTCATCATAGATGTCTAAGTTTTTTATTTTTAAAAGCGTTGTCTTTTCCCAACTGTTATATTTTGGTCGAAACCATTCTACCTCGGAAAAAATTAAATGCCCAGCCTCCTCACAATTAGCAGCATGATAAACTTTAGATTCTTTTTTAACCTCAAAACTTTTTAATCTTTGTAATACATCATTTGGTGTATGCCCGTCAAAAGTGATAAATCTTTCATGCTCTTCCCCTTCAAATTTATCCCACCAAGAAATAGGCAGATGATAGTCAATCAATCCTACATCTGTAGCAATTCCAGCAACAAACCAGCCATCATACATAGTGCCATTGTCATGCAATCTGCTTTTAATTTTCATGCCGTTATACATTTTAGATAATGCGCAAAATAAAGCGTGCCTATGCTCATAAAGCTCTTTGAACGTGTGATAACCATCACTTGTGTTTTCGTCAACCTTTCTATGCTCTCCACACAAGATAAGCTCGGGCTGCTCATTTTCTTTAAGGAAGTATCTGCAACCACGTTCTTTTTTAGGCATGCAATGCTCATGATAATTCATCACGCTATAAGTTTCTCCTTGTTTAAATTCTTTGTTGCAAGCATCGCATTTTTCCAGAGTTTCTTTATATATCTTTTCGTTTTGCGCGTTAGTAATCATATTTCTTTGCTCCTCATATAAGTTATTTTCCACTTCTTCAAGCTGCTCAACTGGCAACTTGCAATCGCATTCTATTTCAGCAATATAATCATAACCCCAGAAATCATCACCATATCCAATATGCTTATTATTTTTTATGCCATGATAAATTTCAAAAACACCTTTGTCACGATTAAGAAAATCTTTACTATTAGAAAACAAAACCTGTTTATTTTCTAAATGACTTGTATTGTCTTGCGTGTCATAAATTTTTACCACTTTAATCATCTACCCCTCCTTACCTAATAATTTAGCTATTGCTTGTTGTGTTTCTAAAGATTGCTCCATTAAAGTTTTTGTTAGATCCCAAGCGAAGTAAAAGATGTCACCAGCCCATTCATTTACGTATAATATATTTTCCCTCTTTCTGAGATATAAATCGCGCGAATCAAGCGCAAGTAAAACATGCGCCAAGGTTATTTCATTTTTGCCGCCGTGAAACGCAAAACCTACGTTACACTTTTCCCAAATAAATTTGTAGTCTTCAGTCATTTTTAGTCTCTATTTTTTCTATAATAACTCTATTAGTTTTTGAACACTCAAAACAAATAACCTTCCAATCGCCAACCCCCAAAGGGAGAGGGCAGCCTTGCTCATCTATATGAAAATCACCTGAATGCTTTCGAGGACATTTCATATCGCCACATAATTCAGCTCCTTCGTAATCAACATTTGCATCATAAAATGTCTTGCATGAGCATATGTCACATAATTTATAATCTGCACTAGCCAATTTTACACCCCACTACTTTTTTATCATCACCCACGACAACCGTCTCGCTATAAACATACTGTTTGCGATCGTAGTAGTTAATCGTTATTTTAAACTCATGCACGCCTGCTATTAACCATCCGCCAAAGATAATACTACACGAGCCATTGGGCAGTAATGATGCGCCACCACAAGTATCAACCGCGCCGTAGCCAACTTGTGTAGGTTTGCCATCAATCATAACGTTACTTATTACCGCAATATTGCTTCCAACGTTCTTAAAAACATACCGCGCATCAGGGACTTCGGGGCTTGGGTAATACGTTTTAAATGGCGTAGATTCATCGCTTAATTCCAGCTTAGGTTCGCCAAGATATTGATAAGTCTCTGTCGTGGCGGGCATATAAAATGTATTTCCACCCTCTTTCAAGTACATATATACGTCATTTTTACCAAGTTTTTTCGGAGCGTATTCAGCCGTAATTGAACACATGCCGCCCACTGGCAAAATGCGAGGACAATCATTGCTTAATGCAGTAAACCCTTCGCTAAAGTACGGAACAAAATCTTGTATAGGTATCTCAATTTGGTTAATGTACGTGTAGCTCAACGTGTATTTTTCGTTCAACGCGGTTTTTTCAGGTATGCCATTGTTTAAATTATTTTGATTGGCGATAAGTTTTCCGTTTCGCATGATATAAACCTCAATTAGGTTTTTACCTGCGAAGCATTGTGTTGATAAAAGTATCAGTAGTGCTAGTGTTATTTTACGCATCTTGATCTACTCCCGAAAATTTTTTTAAAACATAAAAAATATGTTCATAATCTCCTGATAAAAAGGCATCTACAAGACCTTCCGACTCAACCGCTTTCTGAAACCAGTTTCCATGCCCTGTGCAAAAAGGGTAAATAAAATGAATTTCCGCATTTTCAAAACCGTCATCATAGCTTTCATCGCAGGGAGAAATAACTGTTATTGGGCTTGAATCCCCACCCCATTCTGCACCGCCTTTTTCTGTCCCATAAAAAAATGAAGTTGTTATTTTTGCATAGACATCTTCATCCACCTTTCTTTTTTTAGCGGAAATAACTATATACGCATTTTCAATGCCAGGGAAAGGCAAAAGCTTTACAGTTGCATTTTTTTCAGAAAGAAATTTTTCATTTATTTTAAGCATCTTAAACCTCCTCAAACTAAAAATATAATTGATTGCCCATTACCACACGGATGTACATGAGTGGTTTGTGAGCGATACGTGAATAATGACGCGCATGAGCTTAGTAAAAAGCATAGCGCGAGGATTAGTAGTTTATTCATATTGTCGTCTGCTTCCAAGCAGGTCTTCTGACATCGAGCAACAATGACCGCCTAAGACAACCTTATCGTAGTGTGTCTCACAATACACGGTGTCACAAAAAGGACATGATTTCTTTTCCTCTTTGCATGTGGATTTTGTTTCTTCATCACAAATGCTGCATTCTATTTCACTCACTTCATCACCTCATTTTTATTCATACCATTCAATCTCCGCATTCCAACATTTTAAACAACGTCTACGCCTTGCATGTTCGCCATATTTCCATTTTGTCCAGCAGTGTTTAATCCAGCATGGAAGCATCGCTCTTAAAACCCCATCGCTTCTAAAATAATCCAGCGAGTAGTGCATTCAGCCTCTTTGCATTGACAGCCTTTGTCGTGCGCTGTTTGTATGTATTGCTCAATCTGACTCACTTCAACCGTGTGATTTATTTTAGAATGACCACATTCACATGATTGAATTTTTTTAATATCGTCCATCAACTACCTCTTAAATGATCTAAGTTAATAACATGGCGTCTCGGGGGCGCAATAGGTAAAGCTTCAATAACGTCCTTCAAATGTGTAAATATAGCGCGATATTCAGCTAAATGATGCTCGAGTGGGTCTGAGCCAAAAAATGAATCAAACCAACTTACTTTGCGATCTACAAGTAACGCAGGGTTTATACCATTGTGTAAAAAAGCGTCCAGTATAATTTGCGTTAATCTCGCCCAGTTGTTATCACGCAAATAATTTTTAAAATCTTCTCCATGATGAATCAGCAGAATCCTATCCAATCCCTCAGACAATTCTGCTCTTATGCGTCTATAAGTTTCTTCGTACATTATGCTTTCTCCAGTATGCGTTGTCTTAACTTTTCCCATGCTTTCATATCCGAAGCTAAATCACGAAGTCGTTCTGAATTCTCAAACGTCCTATTTAGTTTCCTAGTGCGCCTATCTTCCTCATGAATAGATTGCTGTTCTTTCTCAATAATCGCCAAAATTTCAGCTTGTGTTTTCATAACCCCTGAAACTCCTCAATCAATTCCTGCATCAATTCAAGCCTTGTATCAATAGTGCGTTGACATGCGCTTAATCCGCTTGGTTTAACCGATTCCGATAACTCATGCTCATGCTTGTTCTTAAGATGCTGAATGGCAATACCCCTAAACCCATGCTTGCGATAGTCTGACGTTCTTGGATTAAATTGTCTCACCACGAGCTTACGCCCCTCAATCTCAATGCCTGACGCTCTAAACATATCATCTCTAAAGTTAATGGGTATCTCAATAATACCGCGACCCAGCGACCTGCATCTCTCATCTTTTTCAAGCTTGATAATAGCGATTTCTTGTTTAGTGAAATCATGTATCAAGTTAATAATGTCTGACTCATCCCATTCGTAAGGAAGGTTGGCAATCCATAGTTTGGTTAAGTTCATAACTTCCCCCTCAACTTTAAAGCTGCTTCACTGGCTAAAATTAATAGACAGTAAGAAACCCACGTCCACCATATTCCATTGTTTACATTCTTAGTTAGCACAACACCCCACATCATGCAAACCGCAAACCCAAGCCCGAATATCTTTAAATTAAAAATAAAGCTTTTCATATCATCACCCCTAAAACTTCTTGTTTTTCAACCCCCGAAGAATTGCAACCGCCAACCTCCGAAGACATCAACTGAATAGCAAAATAAATCTCCTTGCACATTTCAGCATCAGCCATAGCTCTGTGAGCCTCACGATTGACTAAACCGAAATAATCAGATGATTCTTTGAGATTAGCAAATTTGTAACCGTTATTAAATTTATTAGGCAACTTTAAAATGTCTGTCATGGCTTTCATTGTGCAGAATTTTTTCAAAACTGGGCTTTCCAATTTTCTTGTGTAAAGCTCAATCATTTTAAAATCAAATACCGTATTATGGCAAACAATGGCGCTTGACTCTAAAATATAGTGTTCCAGGAATCTAACAAACATTTCTTTTGGCATTCCTTTCTCATTGCATTCCTGCACCGTAATACCATGCACCTTTTGCGGCGACTCATGGATCTCAATATCGCCGCACTGGACGAGTGTATCAAGCGTAGATATAACCTTGCCTTGGTCATCAGTTAAAATACAAGCAATCTCAAGGATTCGGGCTTGCGTAGGGTCTTCTAAGCCTACTCCGTTTTTTGGGAATCCACTTGTTTCTGTGTCTATGAATAGAATCATTTTTTTGTCTCCACTGTTACCGCTGGATACCCAAGGTCTTTTAAAAGACCTGTAAAGCCCCAAATTTCCCCGCCCTCAAAAGTCCACGATTCGACACCATTAATAAACAATGTTGATTCTTGATCGCCTTGAATTATTTTTAAATCAAGTTTTTGTTTGTTAATTAAATCAACCTGCCGATTGTATTCTTCTGCTACTTCGTCTATGGTTTTGTCTTTAAAAAATATTCCAGCTTTGCATACTTCAAAAAGAATAGCATGTTGCACATTAAATAAAACAGTACAATTATCGTTTTGAACGAGATGAAGCGTAGGATGCACCCATTGACCGAATACGTTTATAAATTTAGCTTGTTGCATTTAATAACTCCTAGGCGCGTTCTCGATGATGCTATAAACTTTTTCCTTAAGTATTGAATCAAACATCGTTTTTCCGATTTCCGCAGTCATTTTTTTTATAATTTCTCCATCATGATCAAGCAAAACTTTTTCAACAAAAATATTTATTTTTTTAGTCAGGGCTAAATTAATAGCATTATGAATAATTGTATAGAAGTTAGCTGGGTCTCCATAATTATATTTTTTTTCTTTTCTGTAGCCATCGGTAGTTTCATACGAAGTATACTGAACAGAATCACCTTTAAGCTGTTTTGATAGTATGTCATCTATCATTGCTTGCAAAGCTTCATCAGGAAGCATATCAAAGATGGTCTCCTTTACTCTAGCTCTAATTTTATCATTTACCGATTGCGGTATTGCTAATTCACTCATAAAACATCCTCCACTTTATCATCGTTAATCATTTAATCACCACCCTCATGCTATCCTCAACCAATCTACACCCAGCAATTTCTTTTCCATCCTTTAATGCGTATTTAATAGCATTTTTGTCAATAAATAACTCAACCTTTTCATGCTTAAAAAAAGCAGGGACAGCATCAATATTTTCAATCAGCAAAGAGGGTGGATTCTTAGCAAGTTTAATATCAAACTCTACACCTTCGATTTTATCAAGTTTAGAAACTTGCATTGACCATTTTAAAATCTCAATTAACTTCTCAATCTTTGCATTCTTCTTAACTCTTCGCTCTCTCATGTCGTCCATATAAACCATCATTTGATGCTCCTCAGCTTCCAAATGCTTAATATAAGCCGCCACATTCAAGCACTTTTCTTTTAAGTCGCCCTGAATAGAGGAGAGCAGGTTAGTACGCTCCTCGTCAGTTAGAAAGTCGACAGTTTCGAGACTGTCTAAAAGCTCCTTGGTTTCAGTCGTTATTTTGTAGAGTGATGTCATTCTGTCAACCCCTCTTTTGGATAGTCTTTGCTTTGTGTTTTGCAATAATTGCATTTCCAGCCATATGTTTGTTTGCTACCTTCAACCCTTAAACTATGAGTAAGCACGCTATTACATGGATCATCATGTGTGCCACGTAAGAAGCACAGTAATTTTTTTAGTTTATTCATGCCGCATTCTCCAACAATTCTTTAGCCGCCGACCTTGCAAAGTCTTCATCAAGCAAACGTTTTTCTTCTGCGTCAATGTCAGCTTGTGATTTTTCTGCTGGTTTTTTAACAATTTCTTTTTGTTTCGAACAAGCATTTATAAACTCAAGGTCTTTTTTAGTGCCTTCGTCCTGTTTGCGATAAAATGAAACAATATCATCTTCGGTAGTCAATGCTTTAAGAGCGTCTATTTTAGACTTTACGCTACCTTCATTCGCTGCGCGTAGTTTTTGCACATTGGAATTTGACTTGTATTTAACATCATGATGGCTTGAGTCTGCATCATTATCACCTTCAGTTGGTATACAAAACACTTGAAACGCAGCATACTTATAAGCTGCTGACATGGCTTTATTGGTTGCCTTGTCCGCGCTATCCATTGCTTCACCAAACATTGTCACCGTGTGAATACTGCCGTCTTCAGAAGACACAAAGTCAAAATCAGCTTCAACGTTTACATAAAACGTTGCGCTACCTGATTTTGATTGCCTCTCTTCACAAGTGCGATTCTTCATTCTTGGCAAAATACAAAGTTTATTTTCGCTCAAAATAGAAGAGAGCGCATTATATACGTCATCAATACCACGAAACATATAGCCTTGTCCTGAATTTTTTTTATCTTTGCTAATACCTAGCTTTGCCATGGCAGAAGCCACACTGACGATTGCATTGTAAACTTTTTTTACATCACTCATTTTGTTTTCTCCAATAATTCAGGGTTTTCATAAATATTTCCGACCACGCTCATTGTTTTATTTTTGCCCTCATCGCTAGACAAACAAGCTAAAGGCGTATCGCTTACCCACACACCCCAATTGCCTGGAGTTAATGATTTCATTTCGTAAGCTGTATTTTTTTCACAATAAAAAATTTCAAAATTTCTAATACCGCCCTCTGATGAAATAATATCCCACGCATAAATCTCTTTACCGTTTTTATCGCACACTCCAGTTTTTAACATGCACTTGTATCTGTCAACATTCAATAGATAGTCAGGTATATTTTTTTCAAATTCAGGCGCACTAGTTATTTCTTCCCAAGACAACATTTTTTTATCGTAACCGTCCCAGACTCTAAATTCAATTTCTCTAGCCATTATTCACCCCGCATGCCTCAATAATTACATCAACACCACACCCATCAACCGCTGTATGATGCATACCATCACAATAAAAATAATCACAAACCGTTTCCATTTTCAACCTCACTTTTACTTTTAATTGATTTAAAAAGCTCAATCTTGCTGCTGTATATTTTTGGCTTAGAGTCGCCCTCAACAACTTGCTTGATTCTCTCGCCATCAGGTAATGCGCGTGCCTTTAGCTTTTTCTTGTAAATCTCTTCACGGTCAACATCGACATCAACAGGAGCATTCACACCAAGCCTCACCTGATTACCTTTAACGCCAAGCACCGTCACCGAAACATCATCGCCAATTATCAATGTCTCACCAAGCCTTCTGGTTAGTATTAACATTCTCTACCTCCTCTTTTATTCCGACAAGCCCAAACGCCATCAAAGGCAAATCATCACTATAAAATGGATAATTGATTGACGGCTGAATGCCCGTTAATACACCGCTTTTTATAGGCGCATATTTATTTTCGCGTAAATAAACTTTCTTTTTTATCAGCGCAACAAGCATGTTGTCAGGCGTTTCAGCGTCAAACCATTTTATTTTTTCATTTGAACACATATTAAAACCCTCCATTTATTGCGCGAGCTTCTGCTCTGTTAAATAAGAAAAACTCTGTTTCAAATTCTTCATCATCAAAACCTTCTTCAAAGCGTTCGTTGTTTTCTTCATCATAACTGTATCGTTTACTCATTTTAGTTCCCCTCAAAAATTTCTTCAACGGACGACTGCAAAGCATTCATCGCATTTATTGCGGAAACTACACCAGCGGCATATTCACGCTCATTTTTACACTCGCCATGAAATAAATATTGATGCGCCCCCTCAAAAAGATTTCTTCTTGCCCTGTCGAATTCATTGCGTATTTTTAGCTTTTCATTCATGCCATCACCTCTCTATAACGTTCGCAATGGCAAACGTAGTAAATATTATTTTCAACAAGACAGCTGCCGTTAATTTTTGAATGCTGGCTTTTGTCGTGACCACAAACACATTCTTTTTCAATAAAAAAATCTACAATATTCATGCCATCACCTCACCAACCATTGGTTCAATAAAGTTAATTTTTTCTTGGCATGTTGAGCATTGATTAATCGTCAATGTTCCGCAAGTTTCAATAGTGTAGTTTTTAAAGATAGGGTGACGGCAACATTTGCAAAACGGGTCAACTTTTACCACGCTTGCAACTTTGCTTCGTAACTCTAATTGATCGCGGATTTTATTAAAATCCATCAAGGTCATTGTAGTTCGTACATTTAACATAATAACTTCTCCTGTATGTTACTTTGTGAGCTTTAACTGCTCACAATTGACATTTTACACTAAGAAAATACTTTGTCAACATATTTTTAAAAATTTATTTAAAATATTTTATTATCATTCTCTTGCTATGATTAAATGTTAGTGTTAGAATCTATTTTGAGACTGTGGCGGAAGATGATAACTATATAAAATCTTTGTTATCAAGACGCTAAATAGTAACGCTACTACAACAACCTATAGAACAGCAATTCTGCGCGTAGAAGCTGATTTGAGGGCTGCTCTGTCGCAAATGTAGTGGTGCAGGTTAGAGTCCTGTCAGTCTCAATTCAATAATTTAAGGAAACCAAATGAAGAATATTTTAGAAAAGCTTGAAAAAAAGCATCCATATGGCAAGCATGGCATTATTCATGAGCTTGAAATATGCGAAGTGACCTATCATGGATATAAGTCGGGAAGACGTTTACCTCCTGCTCGCAAGGCAAAGCATATTATTGACATTGCCCAAAGGCATGGTTTAAAAACAAGCTATGACGAGATTTATGAGGCTTTAAATGCTTGCTAGGGTGTGTGATAGCGTGAAAGATTGCCATATCTGTTTAAATTTTGACGGGTTTGTTAATCCTTTTCATTCCGCTGGAAATAAATGTTTAACCTGTGGGGACTCTAGGAAGATAGAAGTTAATCCTCGTTATATCCCTTTAAAATCATTTGCAGCAAACATGCCAAGAGGTGATTATGAGGAATGATATTTTAGATTTGATAGATAAGCGTATTGCACGCATTAATAGCATGATTGATACTTCTCAAGAGCAGAAGGTTAAGGATAGGTATCAATGTGCATTGATTGAGATGATGTGCCACAAGAATGAGGTGTTTAATTTAAAATGAAGATTAAAGACCCTGAGTGGAAACATCAGCAAATTAATCTTATTAATTATTCGTTTGACTGCTAAACTTCTGAGACGCTTCTCGGGGAGTTTAATATTTACTTTGGTCGTTAATTAAAACAGCCAACCACCTTGTGGAAAGCGTAAACACTAAAGTTTAAAGTTGGCTGAGAGGGGATTATAGCATGATTGGTATTTGTATTGCAGTAATAATTTTAATTATTTTGGAGGTGGTGGGGTGATTATATTTTGGAGCATCGTTAATTTGTTAAGCCTTTTTGCAGTTTTTAACGAACTACTAACACCCAAAAAGAAAAGCCGCGCAAGGAGGTTTTTAGGGTGTGTTGCTATGCTAATGGTGGTAGTGTCGTTCGCTGTGCTTTCGAGATTAAAATGATTTGTGAGTGTGGGCATCAACAAAAACATCATTGTGGATTTTATTATGGAGCGCACTGCATGGCGACTGTTCCAGCGTGTGGTTGTAAAGAATTCACCCTCAAGAATCCCCGAGTATTGTGCAAATGCAATCACACAGAATCAGAGCATCTTGATGGCGTGTGTCAGATTTCCTTTAGTTGCAAGCCCGCGAATTTTGGAAGCCTAAGAGTTTATTATTGTCCTTGCGTTAAATTTGAGGGGGTGGAGTGATGAAAATATTTGAACTTCAGGACGCTATTGAAAGATTTAATGATAAAAGTGAAAGAAATGCTAGAATGCAAAACTTGAATTCCATAGGAATTCCACTAGAGCTTAGAATTATGGGGTGCGATAGCGAAATTGAAGATGTTGAAGTTAGAAGAAGAATGCTGTCCGATATTGAAGAATGCATTGAAAAATTAAAGAGCGATATCGAATCAGAAAAAAAAGAGCTTGATCGCGAAACCAAATGGCATGAAAATTTTAAGATAAGTCTAAAAAAACTAGGGGCTAACAATGCCAATCTATGAATACCACTGCACAGAATGCAACCATGACTTTGACAAGCTTCAAAGATTCAGCGATGAGCCTTTGATTGAGTGTCCTGAGTGCAAAAAACAAGCCTTAATTAAACTCGTATCAGCATCTAACTTTCATTTGAAGGGCGACGGCTGGTATAAGACGGGAGGGTGAGAGATGGAAAAAACAAAGCTATCTAAATGCACGCATCCCCATTATTGCCCCGAATGGGATTATCTTTGGATAACGCCAGAGGACAACCCTTGCGAATTTGAATGCTGCCGTTGTGAGTGTTATGGGCTATGACCAACAACATCAAAAAAGCTATTAAAAACCTTGTTGATGCAAAGTATCAAGAGGCTTCAAGGCAATGCGATAACTATCTTTTTAAGTCTGGTGATTCATCTTGTATGCTTTGGACAGTATGGTGTTTAAAAAAAGATTGGTTAAGTAGTTTAAGATTCCATCTAAAAAACTCAAAAATTCTCTAACTTATCCTTGACCTAAATCAATTCTCAACCCAATATCTCTCATTTTTCATTCAATCATAAATTAAACCACAATTCTATAAATTAACATCAATCGGCGCAAACCCTTGGTATTGCTACAAAGCTGTGAATGTCTCACAAGGAAAAAGGTCAATGTCTCACACAAAAAATAGTTTGTTTTTCTATATTTTTATTTTTTTAGAAGTGGTACGATGACTCGTTCGTCTCCGAGAGTTACATTTGTATTTTATTATATATTATAGCAGCCCATTTTCTGTGAATAACTTTTTATTAATCTTATAAATCAAATACTTATTACTAATCTAGCTGTGGATAACTTATGTATAGTTTTGTATAAGTATTTTTAGCGTGAAAAAATAACCCATTATTATTGTTATAAATCAATGGGTTATTATGTTTATTTAACTATCTTGTTAAAAAGTGAATTGAAGTCCAGCTAAAAGTTGGTTTATTCCGAAGTTTGTTAATGTTGTATTTGTAATTGTGGATACAAAATTTGATTGAGTTATCATGTATTGATAAGTTGCAATTAAAGATATTTTACTTGTCAAGTCATATTTTGCTTGCAAACTTAAAAACGGAACAGGATATATTGATCCACTCAAATAATAATTATGAGATGTATTTAAAATTTCTCCATTTTGCCCAAAATAAGATTGTATTTTTGTGTAAGCTTCGCTAAAATTACCGACACCAGCATCTGCCATAAGCGATAAATTTTTTGTAAAATTATAACCAGCGCCGAGCATCCATGCGATACTGAGCGCATGATTAAATTTATATGATGATGATATTGTTGTTGGATCAATGTAATTTACTGATAAAGTCGCTATTGTATAATTTGTGACAATATTAGTGTTTACAAAAAAGCCATTTGAGAGCGATTGATTATAGCCCAACGATGCGCTAAATGTATGTCCGTTGTTATTTGATATTCCGTATTGCGAGTTTAAATAAACCCCATCAGCATAAGCCCCCGTTATTCCTAATGCTAATAATAGCGATAATGTTATTTTTTTCATTTTATTTCCTCGTTTTGACCGCTTGCTCGGTCGTTGTTTTGCAAGTCTTTACATTTTTCGCTACAAAAACCAGCGTTGTTGTAGCCATTACTAAATTCCATGTATTCGCTATTACATCTTATGCAGTAGCCAATCATTCTTGCCATATACCCCCCTAGATTTAATTTTGTTCGTTGTTTTACAAATCCGTAAATTTGTTAAAAATGTCCAAGCAACCCATTGGGGTCTCATATTTCCCGTTTAAGACTCCAAATTTAACGCGCAGGACTATTTCCCGTTTAAGTAATATCTAACCTGCTCTTTTGCTTTAAGTTGCGCCTGAGCCTCGTTTTCGGCTAATACCGTTATGAGTGGATAACCTTGCTTGCTTGTTATTGTGTAAAAGTTCATTTTATCAACCCCTCCTGTTGGTAGTCGTCTAAAACTCGTTCATGGATTATCTGTCCGCCAAATGAGTACTGCTTTTGTTGTTCAAATAAGGCTGTGATAGTGCCATACCCTATAAATTTTTGACCTATTTTGTATTTCATCTTAGTTTGCTCCTGAATTAATAAGGTTTAAATTAACTTTCATTTCTGCTATATCAAAAAGACCTGATGTCCATCGCATGGTATATTTACCAAAAAACCTACATGAGAAATGCTTTCTTGCTTTTCGTATGCTGTCGCACTGAATGCTTGAAACTTCGTTTCCATTGATGTCTATTAAGCTGATTTTCATTTTAGTTTGCTCCTAGGGTTTCGCAAATATCACAATCGCAGTCGTTTGAGTGATACTCTAATGCGTCTTTGATTGCTTCCATGCATTCTTTTTCAGATTCAAAATATAACGTATTTGGATTTTCTTTGTGAATTTCTTCGCTATAAAAATCAAAGCATGACCAGCAGGGCTTCCCTTCTTCAATTGTCCAATAATTATCACCGTCTTTTAAGTCTTTGTAGTTAATCATCTTAGTTTGCTCCTGCCATTTCGCTGATAAAATCAATTAACATTTTTTTGTTTTTGGCTCAATTGCAATCATTTTTGTTTCACCCAATAATGTTTTAAAAGTGATAAAAATAGGGCATCCACTATCAACATCTTTTTTAACTATTTCTTTATCACCAAGCTTTGAAATTTGTAATTTTACCCAGTCTATGTAGTTCATCTTAGTTTGCTCCTAGTTTTTTATAATATTTTTCAACCGCGCCTCGAATATAATGTGAATAATAATAATAAAAATCACTAGAGTTTGCCTCTTTTATTGATTTT